TTTCCAAAAAATTTTCCTGATTGTCCGTCTAGGATATCAAAAGAAGTAACAGCAGGATAGTAACTAAAGCAATTCCATAGCTCCAGCTCGTCAAGTCGCATGCTAGGAACTTCCTTTGGGTCATAACCTCTTTGAATAAATGCAGAGATCGGTAACCTATAGAAGACAGCACCATTTTCCATGATTGCATGAAAGAGTATAGGGCGCCCTGTAATTGATGCCAGGCCAAAGATAATGCAGTCTTCCACTTCTCCATGATGTTCTTTAAGATCGTAGAGATATTCTCTCCTGATCTGTGCATAAGTCACAGGAATGTTTGCATTTAAATAGGCCATGCATAAATTATTTTATTAAAGCGATTAATGCAATAACGACTATAACTATAGCAATAGATTTTTGCTTATTAGCTTTAGCCCATGTCACTGCGTTTTTTATATGGTCCATAGTTTTCTCCTTGTTTATTTTATTGTACCCCAATTAGGGCCAGATTCATAGTCTACTTTGTTAGGAACTTCAAGATCTACTGCATTCTCCATTATCTCTTTTATTTTGTCAGAATTATTGCTAACAGAAATATCCAATTCATCATGAACTTGTATGTGAGGAATAATTCCCTCTTTATATAGGTCTAACATTGCTTTCTTCGTCATATCTGCAGCTGACCCTTGAATTAATTTGTTAAGGGCTTTATAAGTGAATGCTCTTCGGAAACTATTTTTATGCCAATAATTTTTTAGCGGTTTTCCTTCAGATGATTTTAAAATTTTTCCGTCATCGTCTTTTAAAAATTCGCCCATTTCCTGCAGTTCTAACATTCTTTCTTTGTCCTCGGCTCTTATATATTTTCCCCAGTCTCTTCCTTGAAGAATAGGTTCGTACTTAGGAAATCTACACTGTCTTTTTAATAGTGTTTTTATTTTTCCTTTATCTTGAGAGGCATTCATAACTTGATTGGTTAATTGTTTTACAAAAGGAACTTTGCGGTGATACTTGTCAAATAATTCTGTAGCTTTCTCTTTCGATACTCCAAGTTCTGCTTGAAGTTTTGCTTTCCCCATTCCATAGAACAATCCTAAGTTAATAGTTTTAGCCTGGTGTCTGGGAATTTTAGCTAGATCTGCAACTATTTGATGGAAGTCTGTGTCTGGATCATTATCATAAGAGTCGGCAATGGGATTAACAGAAGCTAATTTAAATTTTAATGCATAATGTGTCACCAGTCTTGGTTCCTGTTGCGAGTAATCAAAACAGCCCCACGTATGTTTTTCTTCTGGTAAAAATAATGATCTAATTTTAGGTCCTAAATCGGGATCGCGTGCAGGGATCTGTTGTAGGTTAGGATGAGAGTAACTAAATCTTCCGGTCACCGTTCCCCCTTCATCCGATCTTATCTGATTAATATCTGAATGAATCCTTCCACAATATTCATGGTCTAAAATGGTGTCTATAAAAGTAGTATTAACCTTGTTTACTTTTCTTGCTTCTGCTATCATCTTAACTGTAGGATGTTCATGAGTAGAAAGGAAATTTTTAGTAAATGAAGGAGAGTTTGTCTTTTCAGTACGGTCAAAAGGTAGGTTTAATTTTTCAAAAACTTTGGCAATCGATGCTGCTGCCCATATTTGAATTTCTTGGCCTGTGTCTTTTTTTATTTTGTGGAGTAGCATTTCTTCTTCTAGTGTTAATTGTCGCTTTAATTCATGAGCTTTACTCACGTCCACTCTCACTCCGAGAAATCTCATGTCAACCAGACAGGGAAAAAGATCGGTTTCCAAATTAAATATATCTTGAAGATCTTCTTCAACGATTATTTTTTTTAATTTTTGCCAAAGTTCTAGAGTTAATTCTGCATCTTTTTCAGCGTAGCCCCCAACTTCCATAGCCGGAAGTTTCCACATATCTTTTTTAGGATCTAGTCCTCGTTCCTTAGCTGCTTTAATTAATAAAGCTTCATTCTTTCCCTTATTTAAATGATGCCACGATAAAGTATTAAGAGTATATGAAAATCTATTTTCATCAATCAATGATGAAGCAATCATCGTATCTAAAATGAGACCATTAATTTTAAAACCTAATTTTTTTATCCAGCACACATCATACATGGCATTATGAAAAATCTTATCGGCGGGACATTCTAAAATATCTTTAAACCATTCCAATGTTTTTTTGACATTTGAATTGGGTCCTTCTGCATGTGCAATAGGGAAATACCAGGAGCCTTCTGGGACCGCTACTGCGATTCCTACAATTTCTCCTTCATTTCTTAAAACGCCGGAACCCTTTGATTTTAAAGAAGGATCTCGAGTTTCTAAATCAATTGCTATTTCATCATATGAGCGTAAATCCGGGTACTCGGTAGGAGCAACCCACTCAGTTGGAGGTAGTATCATTTAAGTATTCCCCATGAATTTTTTTTAGAGACCTCGCTGTTTACTGATTGGAGGTTTTTGCCAGAACTCTCAGAATAATCTCTTTCAATAATCATTTCAATAAAGTGAATTGCTTTTTCTAAATCTTGTTTTTTTCCTTTCAATCTGTGTCTCAAGATATATTTTATAACGCATCCTTCAGGATAAAGCAACTCGTTTTCAATTACAAATTTACTAGGCTGAATTTTAAATTTCTGATAGTGTGTTCCACCAATTTGTTTGTCATAAGGTTTACTCATAGGGGATAACCTTTCCTAGCTATTCGTGCTTTCAATAAATATAAATTATTTCTGGCTCGTGTAGTTCCTACATACCATACTCTATGTTCTTCGTCAGCTTTGTCCGGGTTTTTTCTCATAGCTTTAATAATTTTATCTCCTAACTCTAGACTTAAAATAACATTATTTTCTTCTCCTCCTTTAATTGCATGGATGGTAGACAAAAAAATTCTAGCTTTGTCTGTCAGCTTTTCATTGTTCTCCAACATGTTTCGAATGTAGGTTACTTCTGGATCAGCTGCTTTGGTAAAAGCTTCATACCATTGTTGTTTAACATTCCATTTTTCTTTTTCTATAAAATCTTGTATATCTTTTATTTCATGAGTCTCTAGATGTTCCCCCATCGTCCATCGAGTATAGTTCACAGCTGCTTTATAAAGTCTCACCTTAAAACTTTTTCCTTTTTTAGTTTCGAAATATAAATTTCTTTTTACTAACTCTTTCATTAAATTTAAAAGAGTATCTTTTCTCCTTGTTAAAATTAACCATTTATTTTGAGTCAAATCTACCTGACTGAGGTCAGTAATATATTGAGTGGATCCCTCCACATTTCTGGGAAGATAAGTTTTTTGTTTCCTGATGCCTGATATACGACTCAAGGGAATTTCAGATTGTTCCTGGACCGCTTTAGATATTCTTTTAGAATACTTTAAAACTTTTTCTACGTCCGCTACTTCCTTTATAAATCTATTTACATCTGCGCCGGCCCACGCAAAAATAGCTTGGTCATCGTCGCCAGCTAAGTACATATCCTTAGTATATTTTTTAAGCTCGTCAAATAATCTCCATTGTAAGGGAGATAAATCTTGAGCCTCATCAATAAAAATAGCCTCAAAGGTAGGTAATTCTTTTTGAGAAACCATTGTTATGATGTCATTGAAATCATAAAGTTTACTTTTCTCCTTGTACTTTAAATAATTATCATAAATATGTTCTAGGGTTCCCCACTCTATAGCTTTTTTATCGTGTTCATTACGATCAAATTCTTCTCGGATTGTTATGTCCCTATTCATGGCTCGACCAATCATTTGAAAATACGGATCATTACAACTTAAAAAAGTAGTCTCTTCCTCATTAAATTTATCTACGTAGTTTACTTTAATTCCTAATTTTTTTCCTAGTTCTTCATAGTGATAAGGTTGCATTATATGTTCTTCTCGTAATCCTAATTTATGGTAGGCAAAGGAATGAAGAGTTTGGAAATAAGGAATTTCTTTTCTGTTGACTCCAATTCTTTCTCGTGCTTCGGCTGCAGCCTTACGAGTAAATGCAAAGTATCCTATTTTATGGTAAGGGATTCCCCTACGAGCATAAGCTTTTACTCTACTAATTAATCTATGAGTCTTACCTGTGCCAGGTGGACCATAAAATTTATACAATTTCATTTTTGTCTTCAAACTCTAGTATTTCTTTTGGGGGTTCTTCTTGTTCAAAAAGTTTCATGTTTAATTCTATGCATCTTACCACGTTAGATTTAAATACTCTTTTCTGAATTGCCTGTGCTTTAAATATATCATAAATCATTGTTCTAGTTTCGGCCTCATCTATCTTCCACTCTAGAGTTTTTAAATGGTCATAGTATTTATTAAATAAAAAATAAGCTTTTGTATCTTCTAGTAAAACGGTTCCAGTCTTAAAGGAATTATATGTATTGGCTTTGGATTGATTTAAAAAATCTTTAGTTAATCTAAATAAAATTCCTGCCGGTTGAGAGTCAGGATCAGGAGTTTCTACATTCATTTCTGCCCATAACCCACTAACTAAATCTTGAAAGGATTTTGGTTTAAGGGGAGGGGGAACGATTGAAGTGTGCGCTGCAATCAAAGCCCTTAATTCTTTTTGTTCTATTACTTGTTTAATATTTTTTGCTCGTACTATTTTTATTTTACCAGTAAGAAGTTTAACACTTAAATCAAATCTTGGATCGGGACGATAATCTATTTTAGTAATACTAATAATTTCTGGCCACTCGGAATTTAATTGTTTACCTACTCCAAACTTTCTCCGAAGACAGGTGGATTTTACACAGTGACCCTGAATAGGATCTTCATGGCACGTGTAACCTGCCGTATCTCCCTTCCAACTTTTTATTTTCTTTTCAACTTTAGTATCTCCCCATATTTTATCGTATTCTATATATTTTCTTGCTCCTTCCAAAACTTTTTCTTCCCATGAGTCTTGATATTTCTTCTTAGCAAAGACCATATAGTTATATAAAAATCTATCTCTTTCATCTTTGAGTTTAGTATTATTTTTTTCCAGACCCCCACATATAATTCCTAAACATGGTGGTCCTTCTTTAAATTGTTCGGACTCATTTTTTAAAGCCC